TTTAATAACCCCAAATGCGTTTAGCCTCTGTACGCGAAATGGGATCACTCCAGTAAAAACTACTGAAATCTGGTGCGTATAATCCTTTTAACTCCTTCGGATCATCGTAAATTGCTAACAGTCTCTCGACAGTCTGAGCTGCTGATCTAATCTCATTTAATATTTCAGCTGCCTCATCATTGTCAAGTGTAAAAATTTTATTCTTCTTTGATGTGCAATATGCAATCATAATTTTATGGTCAGGCTTCATAGCCTGATACAGCGATAGCTGTCGCTTGTGGGCATCACTGATGTCGCTCGGAAGCCTGTGCGTAGTCTTGAGGTCAATACTAATCGGTCTTGGGTCATCGCCCTGCGGAGCAAAGCAGTAGTCGTCATATCCGATGAATGGGTCTTCCACGCCATCTAACACTAACTCCAATTGGTTTTGTGATGATGTCGGAAATCCAAACGGCTCAAAAGCCTCGATTGTTTGCTCTATAAAACCGTGTAAGGCATTGCGCTCCTTTTCACGCTTCGCCTCATCACAGCCCTGCAAGGCGGTATCCTTGTTGTAATAGCGTGTGGCGGCAGATACTGCGCCCTCTAAGCTACCGCCAAACTCACCGCCATTGATATAATGGTCATAGCCAACCTCTGCCGCCTTGCCTCGGCTCATTGCAGGGCTTCCAGAGCCATATACGCCATAAACGTAGCTCATAACCCATGACGCAGGTTGCGCGATAAACTTGTTAATAGATGACGCGCTATGCGCCTTCTTATTGATTTTTTGCAGAGGTGTAGTCATTTATAAGTTCCAATACTCTTCAGCTTGATTTGTGATTTTATCTGCCACAGAAATAAATTCGCAACTGCTGAATTTTCTTTCGTACAGACCCTTAAGTTCGCCAAAAATATCCATTCCATTATCAGGATTGGTGGCAGTTATTTCATCAATGATAAATTCGCCATCGGATTCACGATACCAAACTTCAACTCTGATGGTTATATCTTCGGCTAAGTAATAATTGAAATCTTTGTGCATTTGTTTTTCTCCGTTTTGTTTTTAAGTAGTACCCTATATATATAGATATATAATGATAAGTCAACCATTTTTTTCATATTTCCAAATTTTTATTCTCGCTCCTTGAAATTCCGTACTCCATTTCATGTCTACCCGCTCCGCTAAATGGTCATTAATAAATACACCGATACCCTCTAAGATGTCCATTGTAGATTTACCTCTGTTATCTATATCTGCCTTAACTTTGGACAGTGAACCGTCCTTATTACGCTTCCTACCCACCACAATCTCTATTTCAAATGGGTAATCTATGGGCGGCTTTTTTTCCCAGACAATTTCCTTTTTACATCTTTCTATCCACTCAGCATACTTCTTAGTTTTGAACATTCGCCCCCTACCAATGCCCCAAAGTGCATTTGTTGATGGCGGGTAAGGTAACTCAATTTCATGGATTAACATTTTTAATCTCCAATTATTTTTTTATACTCTATATATATAGCAATAATTTTTTATGTAAATTTTTTTCTTGTAAACACGATTCAAATGTGGTTTGTTATAAACAAATGGCAATTAAGCCGATTTATTTAGGAGATAAAAAATGAACGAAAAAGATTTAACACCTCAACAGCTAGCTGACAGATGGGGCATTACCCGTGTATGGCTATATAATTTAAAAAAGAAGAAGCAAGTTCCGAAATATCGCACCCACGGTCTTGGCGAGAAGGCTCGAATTACTTTCCCTCTTTCAGAAGTCGAAAAGTTTGAGAATGAACATTTTGGGTTGAAGGGTTAACAATAAGGATATAATCGTAATGTGCAATGTAATTAAATTTAGATCAAAGTTTGAACAAGGTGTGATTAAGGTTTTAAAAAATATGGGGGATGATGAAGCAATAGCCCATTTAGAAAATAGGGAGACTTTAAGTGAGTATTTAGAAAAAGATACTCTTTTGGGTGCTTATTTAAGAGATAAGGAAGAATTTGATGAGATGGAAGGCATATCATTTGCAGATTGGAACACAGCCCGTATAGAACTTTTAAAAGAGGAAAGTGAAGCCACACCTTTTATGGATGCTTTAAAAAAAGATGAACCACACGACTATTATAATTGGCAAACTGATTGCCTGAAGGAGAAAGACTAATGTACACGACTAATTTTATAAGAATAACCGAAGATGGAAAAACTAGTCTGCATGACGAGTTTCCACTAGCACAGAGCCACGATATTGTACTACGCTATCAAATTAGCAAGGATGGCAGACCCATGAACGCGCAAGTTGTTCCAAATGGTACTAAGCATATGGCAGAACCAATATTTACTTTACGAGCAGGTGATCCTATGGCTTCATGGTATGTCCGTCACTACGCTGAAATGATTAATCTTAATGGCGGCAATGTCGAAAAAGTTATTAGTGCTAGGTCTACTGCCGAGGCAATGCGCCATTGGAAGAAAAATGAAACTTCAGATTAAAACTGCCGCAGTATTTGAGCCTCTGCTAAAGCCCTCGCGCTACAAGGCGATTTGGGGGTCAAGGGGGAGCGGGAAATCGCACTTTTTTGCGGGACTAATGATCGAGCAGGCACTACTACAGCCATCGTTCAGAGGCTTATGTGTGCGAGAGATTCAGAAATCACTCAAGCAGTCTGCCAAGCAACTTATGGAAGATAAGCTACAAGATTTTGGGCTAGGCGAGGCTCAAGGTTTTAAAGTGTTTCGTGAAGTTATTGAAACGCCCCACGATGGCATGATTGGATTTAGTGGATTGCAGGATCACACCGCAGATTCCGTCAAAAGTATGGAGGGGGTGGACGTGGTCTGGGCTGAAGAGGCATCAAGCTTATCCAATCGCTCATTATCCTTACTCAGACCAACAATTCGAAAAGAAAAATCGGAGTTATGGTTTGGGTGGAATCCACATCGAGCCACAGACCCCATAGACATGATGTTCCGTGGCAATAACTTGCCTACGGACAGCATTGTCGTAAAGGCTAATTGGAATGACAATCCGTGGTTTCCGAAGGTATTGGAGCAGGAACGATTAGACTGCCTGAATAACAATCCAGAAAGATATGGTCATATATGGGAAGGCGAATATGCCACAGTTCAGGAAGGCGCATACTTTGCAAAACATTTGACCGATGCACAATTAGAAAACCGCATCGGATTTGTTGCGGCAGACCCCTTGATGCAGTATCACGCCTGTTGGGATATTGGCGGCACGTCAGGCAGGGCAGATGCCACCGCAGTATGGATCGTCCAGTATATAGGCACTGAGGTGCGTGTGTTGGATTACTATGAGGCGGTAGGTCAGCCATTTGACGCACACGTTCACTGGATGCGGTCTAACGGCTATGGCGATGCCATTTGTGTATTACCACACGATGGGCGCAAACACGACATGGTCTATCAGGTTACACCTGAAAGTTACTTGCGTGAGGCAGGATTTGCCGTTGACGTTGTCAGAAATCAGGGCGCAGGTGCGGCTATGTTGCGTATTGAGGCGGTACGTCAGATGTTCCCTAATTGTCGTTTTAATGAGGAAACTACCAAAGGCGGCAGAGAGGCACTTGGATTTTACCACGAGAAGCGGGACGAAAAACGATCCATAGGGTTGGGCGCAGACCACGATTGGTCAAGTCATTCCGCAGATTCCTTTGGATTAGTTGCAATATACAGAAGTCAGGCAACCGCAAAAGACGGTTGGTCTGGAACGTCTGTCAGGCGTAACTTGCAGGGAATTTACTAATGGTTACAATTACTGGAGTAGATGAGAATGGCGACCCGTCCGACATTTACTTTGGTATGTGTGAAGAGGCGGCAGAGGAACTGATTGAAGCCCTACTGTCGAAAGATGAAATTAAACTAGTCGTCTTAGAGCGAGACGAAACCGATCAACAAATATTTTTGGAGAAGTAAAAATGAATGACCATGTACACTACAGAGACCTAGAGCAAACTCTTGGCGATATGTCTTTTGTTAAGGATACTGAAAATTTAGACAAATTCAGGAAGGCAATGGAGCGTCAGGAAGGCGGTTTGCATTACAAGGATA